ATGCATATAGGCAAGACACTCTTAGCGGAGCGTGGTTAAACAAGAATAAATGGTTAGACAATATTATTAAGGAGAAATGTGATGCCGACTCTAAGATGAATTATAACGAAATCTGGTCGTCTATTATCGCCAACGATGGCAGCGTTCAACATCTCGAATTCCTCGACGACTGGACTCGTGATGTATTTAAGACCTCAATGGAAATTGACCAAAGATGGATTATACAGCACGCCGCTAATCGCCAGTCCTATATTGACCAAGCGCAAAGTGTCAATCTCTTTTTCAGACCAGACTCAAGCGTCAAATACATTCATGCAGTACACTTCCTGGCATGGAAGCAAGGACTCAAAACGCTTTACTACTGCCGCAGCGAGAAGATTTCGAAGGCTGATAAAGTCTCTAAGAAAATAGAAAGACAAGTCATTGAAGAATTAGATTTGAAACAACTAGCACAAAGTGATGAAGTCTGCTTAGCTTGTGAAGGCTGAGCATGGCATTTCTTGTCGCTAATTTACCTCCTATACACTGTTATATTAGAAAAGAATTTCTATATGATTTTGAAAAAGGACACGGTGAGTATGAATCTTGTATTTGGGTAAGCATAAAAAGTTTACGTAGCCAAGCATTTAGAATCGAGGCATATCTGCCTAATTATGGCGCACTATATGATAAATTGCCTCTGCATGCTTTTGTATCAAGAACAGATAATTTAGAAATAGACATAGACGAAAAATTTGATCTGGTGAAAAGTTGGAAAGTAACAAGTGTTCCAACAATGATTCTAATTGATGAGAATGGCGAAGTAAAAAGACATACAGGCGTATTAAAGGAAAAAGAATTTTTAAAGTTTATATCAAATGATTAAAAAAATAAAAACGAATTTATTAGAAGAAAGAAATAATTTTAAACCATTCAACTATCCATGGGCATACGAGGCATGGTTGAAGCACGAGCAAGCGCATTGGCTCCATACAGAAGTACCGATGCTTGAAGATGTAAAAGATTGGAAAAATAAATTAAATGATGATGAGAAGAAATTCTTAACACATATCTTTAGATTCTTTACTCAAGGTGACGTTGATGTTGCTGGCGGCTATGTCAAGAATTATCTACCATACTTCCCACAACCAGAAGTAAGAATGATGCTTGCGGGATTTGCTGCAAGAGAAGCTTTGCATATTGCCGCATACTCACATCTGATTGAATCATTAGGTATGCCAGAGAGCACTTATAATGAATTTTTAGCATATGCAGAGATGAGAGAGAAGCATGACTATTTGCTTGATCTAAGCTCTAGAAATAGCACAAAAGAATCTATTGCGGAACATATTGCAGCTTTCAGTGCTTTTACTGAAGGTATGCAACTATTCTCATCATTCATTATGTTACTTAATTTCCCACGCCATGGTCTAATGAAAGGGATGGGACAAATCGTTACTTGGTCTATTGTCGATGAAACGATGCATGCTGAAAGTATGATTAAACTCTTCAGAACATATATAGAAGAGAATAGAGAAATATGGAATGACGATCTTAAATCTAAAATTTATACCATTGCGACTAAGATGGTTGATTTGGAGGATAAGTTTATTGACCTGGCATTTGGCATGGTACGCGTGGCTGACTTGGACGCTCGTGACGTTAAACAGTATATCCGCTATATTGCTGACCGTCGCCTTATTAGCCTGGGTCTTAAAGGAATCATGAAAGTTAAGAAGAATCCTTTACCTTGGGTCGAGGAAATGATTAATGCTCCGACGCATACTAACTTCTTCGAGAACAGAGTAACAGATTATGCTAAAGGTTCTTTAACAGGTAATTGGGAAGATGTCTGGGCCAAGGCAGCTTGATGTGGGAAATAGTTTACCTATTAGTCGCAACTCATATTACGATTATATCGGTAACCCTTTTCCTACACAGAGGGCAAGCACACAGAGCAATAATCTTTCATCCGGTATTAAGCCACTTTATGAGGTTGTGGTTATGGCTGACTACTGGTATGGTTACAAAAGAGTGGGTAGCAGTACATAGAAAACACCATAGATATGTTGATGAATATATGGATCCTCATTCTCCACGCATTTATGGTATATGGCGTGTTCTGTTTGGTGGAGTGTTGCTTTATACTACTGCTACACAAGATAAGCAAATGGTGAATCAATATGGTGTTGGAACTCCTGATGATTGGTTAGAACAAAATGTCTATAGTAAATTTTCTGTTGGTGGGGTTCTTCTACTTCTTATTTTTAATACCCTCATGTTTAACGGCTGGGGTATTGTTATATGGCTTATACAAATGGCATGGATACCGTTTTGGGCAGCTGGAGTTATTAACGGCATTGGCCATTGGTTCGGTTACAGGAATAATAACACTATGGATAGCTCTAGAAATATTATTCCATTTGGATTCCTCATCGGAGGAGAAGAACTTCACAACAACCATCACGACGACCCAGCAAGTCCTAAGCTAAGTCAAAAGTGGTGGGAGTTTGATGTTGGATATATGTGGTTACAATTATTTACTTTAATAGGATTAGCTAGAATAGTTAATAGATAATATGAAAACAACTTTTATTATTGATGGTGGTCTTGGTAGACAAATTACTGCGATTCCTGCCTTAGAAAAATACGTTAAAAACAATCCTGATACAATTATAATTTCTCATTTCTGGAATCCTATTGTTTGGGGTAATCCTATTTTGAGCGAAAAGATTTTTGATACTCAACAAAAAGGCTTATTCAATATGATTAAGGATAGTAAAATTTTAAAACCAGAACCATATTATAATACAAATTATATTAATGGTAGAATTTCCTTAGCAGATGCATTTAATGAAGAAATTAATGGTGATAACGAAAAGATGCCGTCGCCTAAAATTTATTTAAGTAAATTAGAAATGCAAATAGGCAGAATGCGATCAAGACAAAAACAAGGAAAAGTATTAGTATTCCAACCCTTTGGTAGTTCTGCATCTATTAGACAAGATTGTGTACTAGACGGAAGTGTTAGATCATTCGATATGCATCAATGTTTATATTTGTTTGAAAAATTTAAAAGAGCAGGTATTAATATTGCGTTATTTGATGACAGAGACATTCCTTTTATAGATAAAAAAGATATTCTGCAAATAGACAAATGTTCTATGAGGGATTGGGCAGCTATCATCGCTAATAGTGATTTCTTTTTTGGTATTGATAGTTCCGGTCAACACATCGCCAGATGTTTTGATATAAGGGGATTGGTCGTAGTTGGTGGGACAAATGCTGTGAATGTAACTTATCCTGATTTCTTTACAATAGTGGAATCTGATATTCCAAAATCTTCTTATATGTGTATGCGACTTTGTGATTTCGATTACAAAATATCCGAGATAGAAAATGGCTATTCTATGGATTTCACTAATGCTGACTTAGATAAAATTGCAGAACTTGTTATTAGAGGAATGAATGGATATTAATTATGCGCATATGAAGGTAGCTGAAACATATGCTAATCTATCAAAAGCAAAAAAATTGAAAGTTGGTGCTATCGTAGTTAAAGAAGATAGAGTAATTAGTATAGGATATAACGGAACGCCTGTAGGTTGGGATAATACTTGTGAGGATGAGATAGATAAAAAAGATTTCTATATTATAGACAATGGTGGTCCGGCTCATGGAATGGTTACTACTAGTTTAGTTACTAAACCAGAGGTGATCCATGCGGAAAGTAACGCAATAGCTAAATTAGCTAGGTCTAATGAATCTGGGGAAAATGCTATGATGTACATTACCCATTCCCCCTGTTTCGAGTGTGCTAAACTTATACATATTGCAGGAATTAAAAAAGTTTTTTATAGAAATCAATACAGATCAAATGCTGGAATAGAATTTTTAAACAAATGTAATATTGAGGTCAAACAAATATGAAGGATAAAAAGGTATATGGTTTTACCTGCTCCACTTTTGATCTGTTTCATGCAGGGCATGTGGTTATGCTTGAAGAAGCTAAGAGGCAATGTGATTGGTTAATTGTAGGTATTCAGATTGATCCTACAATTGATAGGCCAGGGGTGAAGAATAAACCAGTACAATCTATTATTGAAAGACAAATTCAAGTATCAGCATGTGATTTTGTTGATGAAATTATTGTATATTCTACTGAGAAAGAACTAGAAGATATTCTTATGACCTTGCCTATTGATGTCAGAATAATAGGCGAAGAATATAAGGATAAAAATTTTACCGGAAAAGATATCTGCGAAAAACGCGGTATTCAAATTTACTTCAATAAAAGAGACCATTACTTTAGTTCTAGTGATCTGCGAACAAGAGTATTTGAAGCAGAATTACGAAGAAGGAATGCTGGATGAAAAGAAAAAAACATTTCGAATGTGTAGAGTGCGAAGCTGTCTTCAAAATAAACTATGATTTAGATGATGATTACTATAACGTAAGTTTTTGTCCATTTTGTGGGTCTGAGATGGACGAGGATCAACAGGATGACTACGACGACGAAGACCTGTCCTAAGTGTGGAACTGCGCATAAAAAGCCAGGTAAATTTTGCTCGAGGACATGTGCTAATAGTAGACAATGGACTGATGAACATAAAAAGAAATTTTCCATTGCTCAAACCAAATACATGGCAAGTGAAAGAGCAGAGGAACATTTAGCAAAAAGAGCATTACAAATGCATCTTTTGCACAAGGCTGGTTTAGCCGGAGCGAATGCAAAAGATAAAAGTTCATTAGATTTTGACGAGATATCAATAAATCCGGACGAATATTTTTTGTTACCTCCAGATATAGATGACGCAAAACAATTCGTTCAAGACGGAGATTATTGGGAAGAGGTATAAATACTAATTTGAACAATTGGTATTTGTATGTGGTTTTATAACGGCAAACCCTTAGAAGAAATCCCAGAAAACGCTTATGGTTATGTGTATTTGATCACTAATAACTATACCGGTAAAAAGTATATCGGTAAGAAGTTATTCTGGTTTAGAAAAACAAAAGTAGTAAAAGGTAAAAAGAAAAGACTTAAGGTTGAATCTGATTGGCGAGATTACTGGTCGTCATCTGAGGAAGTTATATCGCATGTACAAACACTAGGTGCGGATTTATTTACTAGAGAGATACTTCATATCTGTTCTAATAAGGGCATGTGCAATTATCTTGAAGCAAGAGAACAAATGGATAGAAGAGTACTGGAGTCTGAAGAATATTATAACGGTACTATTCAATGTAGAATACATCGAACACATATTAAGGAGATACTATGAGAGTGGCGGTTATTGGTGCCGGAATAGCTGGATTGACTGCTGCCTATTACATTATGAAAAAAGGGCATGAAGTATCTGTATACGAAAAAGAAAGATACGCAGCTATGAAGTGCTCTTATGCGAATGGCGGACAAATATCTGTTAGCAATTCTGAAGTATGGACATCATGGTCTAATATTGGTAAAGCTATGAAATGGATCGGTAGGAAGGATGCTCCACTACTTATTAGACCATCATTAGATTGGGATAAAGCAAAGTGGTTGTGGAAGTTCTTATGGGCAACTGCTAATAATGATGCAGACAAACGAACCATTGAAACCATTAGACTTGGCATTAGATCAAGAAGACTATACAATACGTTAAGACAAACTGAAAAGATAAGTTACGATTGGAAGATGTCTGGTATTCTTCATGTATATAAGAATAAGAAATACTTTGATGCTGCTCAAAAGATGCGAGACATTTATGAAAGTAATGGGTGTGAATGGGAAGTAAAAACAGCTAGTCAATGTATGGACATTGAGCCCAGATTATACTATATGAGCAGACAAGGGTTACTTGGAGGAGTGTGGACTGAATCTGATTCAGTAGGTGATATTCACATGTTCTGTTCAAAACTATCTAAAATTCTTGAAGGGTATGGAGTTAAATTTTACTACAGTCATACAGTAGATAATATATCAGAATTGAATCACTATGATAAGATTGTGATTGCTAATGGATCAGATGCTTGCAGATTAGTTGTTGACGGAGATGTATGTGTATATCCTATTAAAGGGTATAGCATAACTATTCCAAGTGCTAGAAGCTCACCTAGCGTATCTTTGCTTGATGATGAAGCAAAGATTGTATGTTCTCGTTTAGGTGATAGACTGAGAGTGGCCGGTACTGCAGAAATTGTAGGGCACAATCAAGATGTGACACGCACCAGAATTACGCCATTACTTAAATGGGTAGCTAGTAATTTTCCTGGCGTATCAACTGAGCATTATGAACAATGGGCATGCTTGCGTCCAATGACCCCAGACATGATGCCCCGTTATGGACAGTCAAAAATAAACCCCAAGATTTATTACCATGTTGGACATGGACACTTGGGGTGGACTTTAGCGCCAGCTACAGCGCAGTGTTTAGCGGAAAAGATTAGTCAGTAGTCCAAGCTTTTGTTTGGTCAAAAGACTTTTCCTTTACTGTTCTTTCATTGTAGAGTTTTCTTGGGTTTGAACATGTAGGACATTTTGGATTACCACAATCCATTGCATTATGTTTTGCCAATCGATGAGGTTGTTGAATCAGTTCACTATAAAATCCCATATTATGTTGTTTTGCTATGTCAATTTGTTTTTTGATATGATTCTCTTTTTGTTGTAAACGTTTACTATGCTTGATCTTTGTTTCCTCATCCATCATAATCTCCTTGTAGTAATACTGTAATATATATTACGCACCTTGCGTAAGTACATACTTCGCAAGGGATTTCCAATCACCACCTTGAGCACGAATCTTGATAGCTGCGATCAATGAACGCAAACTCAAGTTCTGTATCTTGTCCTTGAGTGAATCAATGAAAAACAGAGCTTCTGCCTTGTATTCAAAATTGTATTCTGGTAAAAACTCCGGGTCCTTCATTATTACTTCCATGCGCTCGAGTTTCTGTGATTGAGACATGCTTAAGTCGACGCACATTGCTCGCGAACGAACTGCTTGGTCAATACGATCCATATCCATGTTAGAGATGAATACGATAGTGCCGGTGAATTTAAACGAACGCGGCAAATCTTCATCACGAATATCCGCATTCCAGTTAATGTATCGATCACCATATGAATCAAGAGCACCCTTAAGCAAGTTAAGTGCTACAGGATCCTTCAGGACGCTGTCGCAGTCATCAAATACGAGCACCATACCGTTGCCTTCAAACAGAGTTCTGTACAGGCCTTTTGCTGTGCTGAAGCCTTTGATCACTCTGAACGATTTTGGCGATACGATACGAGTACCAATCTCGAATGAAGCGAGATCTGTAACGTCACTGTAGCCATTCTGTACGAGAGATTTGATAACGGTGTGAGTCTTACCCAAACCACCTTGCCCTGTTATAATAGCAGATGCAATGGTCTTTGAGGCAACCATCTTGACCATTTGTTCTACGAAATCGAATCGTTTATTGATGCCAAATTCATCAATTTTGGGTTGCTGTTCTACTGCTGGTGCTGCAACAAGACCCAGATTGTTGATATGACGCTCCACATACGAGCGATGCTTTGAACGAGAAACCATCTTACCATCAACGAAACCCTCAAAACGAGATTTGAATTTGTTGAATTTGATTTCTACTTGCACTTTCTTGCTCCTGTTTATCACTATAACCATATTATATTATGATTTGCACAGGTCGTCAAATATTTGTAAGCCATTGATTTTAAACAACTTTATTTCCGAGCAATTTGTATGGGTACTTGGCAATGTAAGCCATTGATTTTATTAGGCAAAATTTACTTGACATGCTAGCCATATTACTATATAATTATGGTATGGTGACAAAAAAGACAATCCGCAAGCGTCGTTCTGATCGCAATCATATAGTGTATATGCTACAGAACGTTCATACTGGTGACTTTTACATCGGGGTAACCCAGGGCAGTCGGCAGAAAGATCTTCGTGTACGAGTGCTGAAGCACTTTCAGAGGGCATTCGCTGAGTCAAAGACTTGGACCTTGTGCAAAGAAATTCGACAATTTGGTGCCGAGTCTTTCTTCTACACTATTTTAGATGTCGTTCGAGGCAAACCTGCAGCACACAAACTTGAACGTGATTTAATTGCTAATTTTAATCCAAGGTTAAATTCACAATGATATATAATAAAAGAAAAGGAAATTTTTATGTTAATAGACATTATAGTGGGTGTTTTATGTGCCTGGCTTAGTATGAAGATTATATCTATTAGGTCAAAAGACAGTCCGGTATTTAAAATTCAAGAATATAAGCATTTGAATATAGAAATCCAAAAGCCGCTAGATAATGTCTATCTAGTTTATTTGGACGATGATTTTGTATTTCAAGCAACTAGTGTTGAAGACTGTGCAGATAAAATTTTAGATAAGTTTGGTAAAAACAATATGAAGTTTAAAAACAAAGATAACGAAGTACCAGAAAAAGAATTCAATTTACTTATGGATACGCTTCTAAGTAAAATAAATAATAAATAACCTAGGAGATCAATATGGCAGTAAATTATAATTGGAATATTTTTGGCATTGAAAAAACAGCTAGTAACGGTAATCTTACTGAAATTATTACGCAAGTAAGATGGGTTCGAGTTGGCACTGATGACGTAGATAATATTTCTGGTTCTTTTGCAGGTTCAACTAGATTTAGTTTAAACGAAGTAGATCCTGGTACTTTCGTTCCTTATGCGGCTCTTAGTAAAGATCAAGTAGTGGCTTGGTTAGAAAACAAAGAAGTTTCTAACTTAGAAATGATGAATACTAGAATACAAGAAGATATAGAAAGATCAAGAAATGTATCGGTAGTACAAAAAGCAGATTTACCTTGGGAAGTACAGAACTAATTATTTAATTTGAGAAAGGACTTTATTATGTATATGGAAAAAAATCTTTATAAGAATATTGTTTTCGGTATTCTATCCTGGCACAAATTTGCTGGAACTCAAGTGCTTTATCGCACAGATTTGTCTCAGCAATTTTTTACTTTAGGTGTAATTTCTGTTAACCATCGTACTGAAATTATCGGAGCAGAGCTTTCTACCTATATGGAAGAGTTTGCAAATGAGTATGGTGGTCGATTCGTTAAAGATTTTAAAGATGATGGCACACTGATTAAAGGCAGTGTTCGTATTGAATTCTAAGGAAAAATTATGCCAAATTGGTGTGTTAATAATGTAACTATTTCAAATCATGTCCCTGAGAAGATGAAAAGAATCAGGGAGATTCTTGAGAGTGATGCTGGTCTTTTTCAATCGCTGGTACCTAATCCCTCTGGAGGTTGGGAATATGCTTGGAGTGTAGAAAATTGGGGCACCAAATGGGATGTCTTAACCAAGGAAATAAATATAATTCAAGATGACGATGATAATATTGTTATTGAATTTGATACTGCCTGGGGTCCTCCTATTAAGGTATTTGAAAAGTTAGAGGAAGAAGGTTATTTAGTGTATGCTATGTACAATGAACCTGGAATTGCTTTTTGCGGTATATACGAGGGAGGTGAAGATAATTGTCTTGAATACGGGAATATGACTTTAAAAGAGCTCGAAGAGCAACTTGACCTTGACCTTGAGCAATGTTTCGGAATTATTGAATATAGAAGGGATAGCGGCGAATATGACGAGTGATCAAAAATTTAAGGAAGCTGCAGAAGATACTGATGAATTCATAACTAAAATGCTTTATCAATATGAAGCCGATACAATATCCGCTCTATTAATAATAAAAGGAATGGGTATGTATAAAAGTATATTTCTCGATGATGAATACCAAAAAATCTGTGAAAAAATTTATATGGATAGAAATAAAGTTATACCTTTTTTATAGACTAAAATGGCGAAATTCGCAGACGTTAGAAAAAATGCATTAGGTGCTAAAAATTTAGAAGATTACGCTAATAACTATATACCAAAAGAAGATAAAGGATTTGGTGATTTTATGCACCATGTAAATTTACTAAGAAAAAATCATATCAATAAACACTTAGATGATCTAAACATGGTAGATTCTAAATGGTTACATAAGATGAAAGAAATACTTGGATATACAAATTAATGGCAAGAATATCTGGTACTAGAATAAGCGGTACTAAAATTGGAGGTACCTTTGTGCCTTCTCCACCTGGTTTTCAAGGATCCAACTTTGGATATACTAGTGGGGGAGGTACTCCAGCTGCTTCTAATGTTATAGACAAATTCCCATTTGCCACCAATGCAAATGCTACTGATGTTGGTGATTTGACAGTAGCTAGGCGATTCCCAGCGGGACAACAATACTTATGAGAATAGTAAACTCAAAATTAGTTAATATGAGTAGAGTTGGCGGAATTAGTCTTAGCCCTGTTCCATCTTATAGTTTTCAAGGATCTAACTTCGGATATACTAGTGGAGGAAATAATCCAGGTTCTACCAATGTAATAGACAAATTCCCATTTGCATCTGATGCTAATGCTACAGATGTCGGTGATTTGACAGTAGCTAGATATGGCCTAGCAGGACAATCTTCAACCGTTAGTGGTTATACTAGTGGTGGATGTGTTGCCGGTGCTAGTAATATAATAGACAAATTTCCATTTTCCTCTGATGCTAATGCCACTGACGTTGGTGATTTAACGGTAAGTAGATCAGGCCCAGCAGGACAATCATCAACTGTAAGTGGATATTCTAGTGGTGGTTCTCCAACCACAAACATCATAGACAAATTCCCATTTGCATCAGATGGTAATGCTACTAATGTCGGTGGTTTGACACAAGCTAGACGTTGCCCAACAGGACAATCTTCAACTGTTAGTGGTTATACTAGTGGAGGATGGTCCCCCGGTAATTCTAATGTCATCGACAAATTTCCATTTGCAACTAATGCTAATGCTACTGATGTTGGTGATTTGACACAAGCTAGATATGGGCCAGCAGGTCAATCATCAACTGCCAGTGGTTATACTAGTGGAGGACCAGGTTCTAATGTTATAGACAAATTTCCATTTGCCACCAATGCAAATGCTACTGATGTTGGTGATTTGACACAAGGTAGATATGCTGTAGCAGGGCAATCTTCAACTGTTAGTGGTTACACTAGTGGGGGATTTGTTCCACCTAATTCTAATGTAATAGACAAATTTCCATTTGCATCT